TAGACATCATCAAGCGCCAACGCAGGCTATGGCGTACCGAACTCAACCATTGGCACTCGGCACGTTATGCCCGCTATAGTGTGGACTACCCCCGTACTTACCCATTGGAGGAGGTATACCAGGATGTACTCCTCGACGGACACCTCACGGGTATCACCGAAAACCGTACTTTGCGAACTACCAATAAGGACTACATTATCGCTGTCGATGAGATTAAGGACGACACCCTAACCGAGTATATCAAGGACAAACAATGGTTTGAAGACTTGATCGAGTTCGCTCACCAAAGCATCTATCACGGGCATTCTCCTGTATGGATCAAAGAGGTAACCAAAGGCGAAATCAAAGCCGTAGAACTTATTGATAGGGGCTTGGTAATCCCCGAAAAGCACGTACTTTTAAAAGACTACGATGCTACTACTGGCATAGACCTACGAGATGTGGAAGAGGTAGTATTAGTAGCACAATTCTACAAGCATTCGGGGTTGCTTGAAAAGGCTACCCCTTATGCAATACTCAAGCGCCATTCGTGGGGTTCGTGGGACGAGTTCGAGGAGTTGTTTGGCATTCCTATACGTATTGCCAAAATCGCTTCGCAAAGTGATAGTGTGAAGGAGGAAGTTGCCCAGTGGTTAGAGGAAATGGGTTCAGCTTCGTATGGCGTTTTTCCTATTGGTACAGAAGTAGATATTAAGGAGAACAGCAAAGCCGATGCTTTCCAAGTGTTTTACCGCAAGATTGAAGCCTTAGACAAGGAGTTATCAAAACTCGTACTTCACCAAACAATGACTACCGAAAATGGTAGTAGCAAGGCACAAGGAACGGTACACGAGAACACTTTGGAGGAGGTTGTCTATGCTGACGAAAAGAAGATGTTGGCTTTTCTCAACAACCAACTTTTGCCCGCTATGCGCACCATTGGTTATCCTATCCCCGATAACGCCAAAATAGCAGTAGAGAAAACAACCGACCCTAATAAGCAAATCACTATAGACGGGGTACTCTTAGGGCGTGGCTATATCCTTACCCAAGATTATATAGAGCGTACTTATGGAGTGGAAATAGAAAGTATGCCTACCTCTACCTTTGGAGGAGGTAGCGAGGGCGAGTCAAAAAAAGCCTAAGCCTACTCAAGTTACACTATCACACCCATTGTTGCTCCGAGCACGAGTACATAAGGCTCAGCAAGGAAGACAACGACTTGAGTAGGCTTATAGAGGGGTACATACGTGAGGCTTTTGAAGAGCGTGGTATTAGTGAGGCACAAAGCAAAGAACTATGGCAATACTACTACAAGCACCTAAATAAAGCCTTAGCAGAGGGCTATAACCCTACTATTGAGGAAACCAATACCGAACTGGTAACCTCACTAAAGCACAACCTTGCTCGCTTCTCTGCATTCAAAGAAACGAGCTTTAAACAGCAAATAGAAGCCTCTCTAACTAAAAATGGCAAGGTGCTGTCGTGGCAAGAGTTCAAAGACGAAGCCAACAAACTCAATGTAGAATACAATAGGCGTTGGTTACAAGTTGAGTATAACCAAACAGTAGCCAATGCCTTATCGGCACAAAAGTACGAGGAGTATATAGCCAATAAGCGCATATACCCTAACCTTACTTATCACGCGGTGCACGATGAGCGCA